TGATGCTACTCAGTCAGCATTCAAAGAGGCCAGAAAATTCATGAATCGTTGCCGGTTTTCTGTGGCACACATACCACAGAGCCCAGAAGGCAAGACACAGGATGCTAATGACAATGTTGAGTTCGCTGTGGATCAGTTTCTAAATCGCCAGTTCTATGACACAGCGGTCTCACAACTTGAGATTGAACTGCTTAAACTATGACCAAGATCAGACCAATTGGTGAACGCATTGCCGTCATCAACACAGAGGAAGCTTACGAGGGTAAGATTGCACTGCCAGAGAGCCGAACCAAAAACCATGTCCATGGCAAGTGCGTGGCTGTGGGTTCTGGCAAATATCCGGATGGAACCACAAAGGAGATCTATGCCAAGGTGGGTGAGGTCTACCTCTACCAGATCGATGGCGCACAGCAGGTTAATGCGTCCTTTAAGATTGACAACCAACTGGTGTTGTTGCTGCACCAGGCTGACATGATTTGTCGCCTCAACAGCAAAGTTGTCAGCTTTGACTCAATTGATATGATGGGTCACTGGCTTTTGGTGGAACCCTACTTTGAGAATAAGAGTGAGATCATTATTCCAGATACGGCCAAAGAAGCTCAGACTGAGCTGCACCATTTTAAGCTGGCCAAGAAGGGTCCTCAAGCTGAAATTGAGGCCAACGTTGGCGATGAGATCTTCCCAGCTCGTGGTCGTTTGACTCCTCTGAATATTGATGGCAAGGTGTATTGCTTCATCCAAGACAACTTCATCTACGGTCACCTTCAAGGTTGATTCAGACGCCTACACGAAAAAACGGCCTGCATTTCTGCAGGCCGTTTTGCTGTAGTGACAGTGGCTTAGTAGCCGCCACCACCGGACACGCCACCATAACCATCGGATGGAGGCGTGGTACCATTTGGAGCATCCGGAGGATTGCCCCAGTACTGGCCGATGACCGGATCGTTGAAGATCGGATCGTAGCCCCAACCGCGCTTGCCAGCGTTGACGATGTCGACCTGGGCGCCGCGCAGATCGCTCTTGTTGCGCAGCACAGTCGACACGTTGGCCGTGACTGACTTAGCATTGCCAGAGCTGTCCACACCGGAACCAAAGAAGCCGAACTTCTTGGCAAGGATGTTGTAGCTGAGGGTCTTTACACCCCGTGGCTTGACGGTGACCGCCGAACCCACGTTAGTGAAACCACTCGCAGTGAGCGTAGAAGCGACCTTAGCTTGGAAATACAGATCGTAATCTGAGGTGTTCTCGATGATAAGATCGAGATTTCCAAGGCGCTCGTTAGCGTACTGCAAGTAGCCATTGCACTTCGTGGCGTCCGTCCCGAAACTGACTTGACTGACTTGGTTCATGTTGTTTTTGGTTAGGGTTCACTCGAACCCGTTCAATTGTGCAGATTAAGTGTCGATGTTCGGAATGTAAACCTGCCCCGCAATTCAAGATCAATCGTATAACTCTAGTGAGACATTAGATCTTGGCCGAATGACAACAGATCTTCATCAGGTATGTCAATGCCCTTCTTAGCTGGTGGGTTGTTCTCCACGTAGGCCTTCATCAGACTGTGAACATCAAAGACTATCTCTCTGTGAACTGACTCCACATTAGGCTGATTGGGAGCTGATTCCACATAGTCATAGACTGGTATGGCTCTGTGCGAGAGTGGGTGGCCATAGAATCTTTGGGCCTCTTCAAAGGACTTTAGCTTAACTTCAAACCGGTCCTCAGACTCAGCTCGGACTGTAGCTTCAAACTGGTCAAGCGTTTGTCTGTGGTACTTGGGCATCACGGTATCCACCGGCTCAACTCGTCCGGTGTCCGTGTCCAAGACCATCACATACTTGGTCTCGTTAATTTCACCAAAGTCTTGTTGAAATGGTGAACCCACATAGAAATGCTTGGGCTTAAACTCTTGAAACTTATGAATGTGTCCCAGAAAGGCTGCATCAACCTTGGGTATGTCTTCATTGACAAGTCCGTCTTGCAGCGCCATGCCATGAGCCATAGCACCTTGGACTGAGAAGTGGCCCAGCAGAATTACCTTACGCTTACCTGCCACAGACCTAGCTGCTTTGATTGTCTCAGTGACAGTCTTCTTCAGCTCCTCCTCATTGTCAATGTAGGAGACACAGGCAAAAACGGCTGAGCAACCTGGAATATCAATCACTTCATGTGACTTAACCACAGTGAAGATGCCACTGTACATGACACCAGGATGAACTTCTGTGCTACGAAGCCACTGCTCATGGTTGCCAATGAGCTTGATGTTGTGGCCTTGAAATTTTGAAAGTGGTGTTAGAACTGAATGTATTGTGGGAATTGGAATGGCCTGACGATCATCCGTGGTGTCTCCAAGGTCAATCAAACCCTGGCAATCCTTAGAAAGATAAGTCTCTCTAAGAAACTCCATGAAGGTATTGACACGCCACCTTTGCAGTGGCATGCTTGGGTCATTGAAGCATCTCTCATGGCCATCAGCAGCCTGGAGATCACCATAGATTAGGAATCGCATTAGAGCAGGTCCATAATAGCACTACGTATGACATCGTAGTTGTCCTTCAGGAATGGCCCTAGTGATGGGGCCCACTGGAGATCAAGAATCTTCTTTGACAACTCTGTGTAGTGCACTTTTATCATTTCTGGGTGTTTCTCTGGTTCGTTATTCACCATGGTGTCCAGCGTCTTAACTGGCATGACCATGGCAGTGATCACCCAGTGCCAGTTATCAACTGCCGCGATATTTTCGTAAACACCAACCATCTTGGCCTTTGAGTAATCTGCGTCAAGGTTAAGCTCCTCCTTGAGCTCAACTGCAAATTGTTGGGCCAAGGTAAAACCACATTCGTGCAAACCAGATGGCAATGACCAGCAGTTCTTAGCTGAGCGGACATTTGGTCCACGGTAGATCAAGGGGAAGTAACCCTCAGGGTCCACTGCGAAACCAGAGACTGTGACATTTGGAACTGGCACAGCCAGACCATCAGTCGTGCGCCATTTCCAATTAGCTTTGATAGGTTCAATCACAAACTCAAGAACTGTACTTAAGCCGTGACAATTGATCGAATTCTCCAATTTCTAGTTGAGGATCTTGACAGTGATCGTCTAGATGAGAAGGCCAAGGCCTACGTTGACCGTCTTCTCCTAAGACTGATGACTTCACCTGCCTTGATGTCATTTCTTGAGGCCACTCAGCTTTTGAAGGAGGGCAATGACTACATAGTCGAACTACTCTTCAGAAAAGTTCCTGAAGAGCAGGTTGATGTGATCAAGCAATTTATTGCTGAACCCAACACCTCTTTCTCTTTCGAGCAGAAGGGCCAGACTCACTTTGCTTTCAGAGTCAAGCTAGCTCCAAAGGATCTTGATGACTCGAGTGATTCCGAGCAGGGTCCAACAACTGGTGTTGCGGCGTGACGTAGATCAGACGCCCCATGAGGAAGTCCTTGACAATCTTACGGCACATGTGGCCACGTGACTTCACGCTGGTGATTGACAAGCCTTCACGAACCTCATCCAGGCGGCGACCATCGTCTTTCTCGAGTCTGAACGCAATGATTGCTTCTTTACCCGGCCGCTTAGTCTTGACTTTACCTTGTTCTGTCATGGTTAAGAGAACATACTCTACCCTAGTTTACAAGAAAATATGAAATTTAGCACCATAGGAGCAGAGCTGCTGAGAAGGATGGGCTTCATCGGTTCTGGTGACCCTGTCAGCTCGATTATTCCTCGTGCGAATACTCCGTCAGCGAACCAAGAGCTGACAGACGACTTCATTGATGCCAGTCGAGTAGCCAATCCAGACACCTGGATGAAGTACGCGACTATCATGAAGCGTCCTTCATCCATGGATCAGGTCCTTGATCTATGGGAGGAAATGGGCACCTGGGACTTGATGGCCGCAGCCTTGACTGAGCTTGTTGAGGAAGCCACCCAGAGAGATCCTATCAATCCTGGCACACTCTGGTTTGAGTGTAATGACGCCCAGTTTGAGGATGATCTCAATGAGATGCTTGACCTGATTGGCGTTGAGGACATTCTCAACTCTCAAGTTTGGTACCTTGCTGCTCTTGGAAATCACTACGAAAAGATTGAGTATGCCCAAGGTGAAGGTGTGTTGGGTCTGCACTTCATCCACCCTAAGAATGTGCGTCGCTACTGGCTTGAAAAGAATCGCCAGTGCATTGGTTTTAAGTGGGCAGACAGAAAGCCACGAGCCAGTGATATCTTCGTGGCTGCGGATGGCGTGACTGAGATTCCTCGTGCAGCCATTGCTGCCACTCAAGGACGTGCCGAAGATCTTTGGTACCCATGGGACATCATGCACATGCGTCGTATGTTTCGCATGCGTACGTCTGAGTATGGCGAAGCCATCTATGACGAGGCTCAAGGAATCTACAAGAAATTGCGCATGGCTGTGGACCAGATGGTCGTACATCGTGCTCAGGTTCAGCCAGATCGCTATGTAATCAACATCGACGTACAGGAACAAGCTCCGGCGGACCAGATGCGTACGGTTCAGCGGTGGAAGCAGATGCTTCGTTCCAAGCAATCATTTGGTGTGGGTGCCACTGATAGCATGGCTGCTCCCACGGATTTTAAGAGCTTCTACAACCCATGGGCCTTGGACTCAGTCCTCTGGGTGGCCATGCCCAAAGGTTTTCAGCACACCATCACTAAGCTGGCTGGAACAGCCAATGTTCCAGACGTCTATGACATTGAGTTGCTGACTGACCTCTTCTACTCCATCCTTGGTATGCCCAAGAGTTGGTTTGGCATTGGTGAGTCTGGCGGACAAAATGCACCATCAGGCAAGTCTCTTTTGGCCCAAGACATTCGGTTCCTTCGTAAGGTCCGTTCAATTCGTAAGCCAATCCTTTCCCAATACACGTGGCTTGGTAATTTCCATGCCATCTTGAAGGGCAAGACCAACCTTGATTCACTGAACATCCAGGCCAAGATGGCTGACATTGGTGGCTTGGAAGATCAGATGAAGTTGGAGTTGCTATCCACCCAAGCTGACATTCTTGGAAAATTGGCTGACGTGATGACAGCTTACAACCTGCCAAAGGAAGCTTGGGTGGAGCTGATCTTCAAGCGGTATCTTAGACTGCCAGACAATGTGGTCAACGTCTTCATGACGGCTCTTCCTGCACCTTCTGAGGCTCCTGCTTTTGAGGCCAAGACCAATCCTGACAACCTGAAGAGAATCTTCGAAACCATTCGTTCTCGTCTTGACCCTGAAAAGGATAAGATTATGATGAGGATCAAAGCTGCTGTGGAGTCTTCCACCATTGATAATCACCACAAGAAAAAATACCGTAAGCCATCTGACGTACTGTCTGTCCCACGAATCAAGAAGGATGATGGTATTATCGTTGGTGATAGTGCTCGCATGGTCGCTGGCAATAACTTCGAAGTGGATCAATCAGCTCTGAACCCAAAGAGACCTTTGACTGAGAATCAACAGAGGTCACGTCCAACTGCTCTGACCATTAAGGAGTCTTTGGAAAATCCACAGCCTCAAGAAAAATCTCAAGGTCCTGCTCCTGTGTTTGAGTCCAATGATGAGGCGTCTAATTCGGCTTGGCGTAAGTATTCACGACTGCATAAATGACCACGTCCACCGTCCATACTCTAAAGGGTCAAACTGTAACTGTCTCTGTCACTCTGACTGAGACCAACCCTGCCCTTACGTATGTGGCTGGACTTATCGACTGGGGTGATGGAACTATTACGTCAATCCCAAGGTCTCTTAAGGTCAACAATGAGTTCACTGAGACATACACACATACATATGTCAACAAGGGATTCTATGTCATCAAGACTCTTGGCCAAAACTTCAAGTCACCTCTGCCAGAGACTGACCTAAACATCATCTACTTGGATGTTGGTTCAGCTGCAGTCATAACAGTCAACAGGGGATTTATTCGTGGACCCATCCTTCCTGACAATGCGTCAGTGGGTGACTGGGTACTGAATGGTGGTTCAGATATCCAAGTTATAGCATCAGACCTAAAAAATCTCCTGCTCACTCAGAAAGGTGAGCGCTTGATGAACCCTGATTTTGGTACTCAAATACACACATTGGTTTTTGAGCCGGACACATCGGTGCTTGAGGCCCAAGTTCAGCAGGAAGTAACTCAGGCTATTTCGAAATTTGAACCCAGAGTTAACATCATTTCAATCGCTACAGAGAGACTGCCGAATCAGCGACAATTGAACGTTAACATCCAAGTTCAAGCTCTTAACCAGTTTCTTAGTCTTGGGATAAATTACACATGACCAAACAGAAGTCAATTACCAAGTCTAAGATAATTCGTCGGTTCATGACTGACTGTGAATTGTCCTACGTTGATGCCAACAAGGTTCACGACTGTTTGGTAAGCATTGTTGAGGAGGCTGTGGTCAATCTCAACAAGGTGAGTCTGGGCCATGTGGGTTCAATTACACCCAAGATAATTAAGGGTAAGTCAGTATCAATGAATTTTAAGCGGTCCAAGAAAGGAGTAGAGAAAGTACAACGATACTTTTTCTTGGACGAAAGAGTGAGATTTCACCTAAAGCTCTATAAGTCATTCGCTGACAGAGTTGAATACAATTACAACCCATGATTACTCCACTGATACTGCCTAAAGCTGGCGGTCTAAATTATGCCAACGGTGATGTAAGACATCTTACGGCCACTGACGCTAATTCGGCTGCGACAATCTCGTTTGCCACTCGTAACCTGGCAGAGCGTGATAATGTCCTTGCGGCCGTTATCAACCAGATCATTTCAGAAGTCAACAACAAGGAACAGATCATTGACCTGCCTGTTCCACGCATATCCCTGGGGGCCTCTCAGTCAGCCACAATTCTAAACTACCGCATACCATCTGGCTTTGAGGCCAGAATACTCAATGTGGTTGTGGCATCCACACCATCAAATACCGTCAGACTGGAGGTGCTGTGGTCATCCACATATGGTTCAACCACTGGCACATCAATCACGTCGACACTCTCAGAGGTCAGTGGTCAAACAACATTCTATGGTGAGGGTGAGTTTGTCCTCAAGGTGACCAACATCAGCAGCTCGTCAGCTGCTGTTTGTGGTGATGTTCAGATCACCATGAGACCAGTGGCCGAGGTTCAAGGATCACTGCTTGTTCCCACTGTTGGATCGTCTGGCGGCTCTGGTTCCGGTGAGTCTGGCTACTCTGGCACTTCTGGTTTCAGTGGTGTCAGTGGAACTAGAGGAGCCTCTGGCTTTAGTGGTTTCAGTGGCCCAGTGGGTGGAAATGC